GGTTAACTCTACGTACTAAGACGATCAAAGATTTAGGAGTGTTTTATCTTGATTGTCAAAAAGGAATAAAACAGAAAGACCTCAAGGTAGTAATTATTGATTACTTGCAGTTAATCCATTTATCACGAAGTGGAAAAACAAACAGAGTAGCTCAAATAGAATATATAACAAACAGCTTTAAGAATATTGCAAATGAGCTTGGGATTGCGATTATCATACTTTCCCAGTTATCAAGAGAGCATACAAGAAGAGAAGATAAAACGCCTATTTTATCCGATCTTAGAGATTCTGGCTCAATCGAACAAGATTCAAATGTTGTTATGTTTTTAGGAAATCTCGATCTGAAATACACCGGTAATGTTTCGCTAGGAGAATACGATAAACCTATGTGTTTATGGGTGGCTAAAAATAGATCAGGTAGCACTGGAGCAGTAAAATTCAAATATATTGGATATATAACTGAATTTACTGAGCTAGTAACAAATAACGACAATGCCGTGGTGGCTTGTTAGATAATTCATAATTAAATAAAAGGAAAAGATATTATGATTACTCAAATTAATTTTATTAAAAATAACAGTAACAGTTTTATAAAAAAAAGGTCCGATCTTTTTGATCGCTTAAGAACTGGTTGGGAAAATCCAGATTATTCATGTATTGAAGTGTATTGGGAAGTGTTAAGACCTATGTCAGATGGAGGAACAAAAAAAATTACAATAACAGATACCGGTATTTCTTCAGCACTTGCTCCTCATGACAAAAATAAAAAATATTATTCCCAACAAACTATAAAAAACAAACTCAGAAAATTAGTCAAATACGGAGTGATAGAAATTCACAACACGTTTCGCCTTAGTGGTGCCGAGTACATAACACCGATGTATGAATTTGAATTAAGTGTATTATAAAATACAAGATAGTTATGAATAATAGAACAAACAAAGCAGTTGAGGAGTTTTATAGCTCTTTAACTATTGCTCGCTTGTTAAATATTAAAGCAGAAGATGTACAAAATTTTTGTTATCAGCATAAAATAAAAACAAAAGTTCATGATAATGGAAACGAGTCAAAGCTATTTGTATCCAGCAAGTCTTTACTTGATCATTTAGCAAGATCAAAAGTATCAGATCAAACTGATATTGCTTTAAAGTGGCAGGCTTTAAAACAATCAATAGATAGTAAAAACAATAAACGTATTGATCGAAAACCAAAAAAAAAGCAAGAGTTGCCAACTTGTTCAGAAATGCCCGAGGGGTTTGTTATTGCAAAAAAAGCTGCTCGGATATTAGGATTACATACAAGTTCTATACGCAACTACATTAAGGCAGGCAAATTAGGTACTAAAAAAATTAAGCATCGTCATGGATTTAAATATGTTGTAAGTATTCGTTCGTGCGAGGATTTGATGGAAGCAAGAAAAAATATTTTTAAAAAGTGTGAGGAGTTAATAGAGAAATGCGGAAAAGGAGATATTTCTGTTGACGCAGCTTATCAAAAAATTAAAACAAATAAAGAAGATAAAATGAATCAAGATAACAATTTTAAATTACCATCTATAGATAATTACATGTTGTCACATGTAATTGACCTCAATACCTTAGCTCTTGTGTATCCAAACTTGAGAGATTGGTTAGCGGAAAATGAAAATGCTACGATTAGAAAGTTTATCGTGGATACAATAAAACAAATGGACCATTTATCAAAAAATTGCAAACATGGAGAATAAAAATGTCATCACTAAATAAAGTAACATTAATTGGAAACCTAGGAAAAGACCCAGAAATTAGAACTACTGGAGATGGTAAAGAAATTGCCAATTTCAGCATTGCCACAAGCGAAACTTGGAAAGATAAAACAACAGGAGAAAAAAAAGATAAAACCGAATGGCATCGCATTGTATGTTTTAATGAAGGTTTAACACGAGTAATAAAAAGCTACGTGAAGAAAGGTAGCAAGATATATGTTGAAGGCCAGCTACAAACTAAAAAATGGACAAATCAAGAAGGGCAAGAAGTGTATACAACAGAAGTTATCTTGCAAAATTATAATTCTAGTTTAATTCTGCTTGATTCCAAAGGTAACAATGCACCACAAGGAGCTAATAGCGCAAGCGTAGTAAATAAGCCAGAATTTAAAAATGAAGAACTGGATGATGAGATACCATTTTAAGTAATCTAACAATCAATAAATTAAATAAAATAGAAAAATAGAATTATGGAAATAAAAGAATTATTAAATGAACTAGATTTTGCTTTAGACTCTATTTTACCTATAGAAGAAGTAATAACGAGTGGGGGCAATATTAGTGCTGTTATGTTAGCAATTTCTCAATTAAGAGGGCATTTACTTAAGTTAAGAGATGTTCTAGTTGTTGAAAACAACATTTTTGGAAGAAAAGAATTGTACCATCCTCTAGACGAACTATCAGTAAATGAATTAAGTATTATGTTTGGACAAATGCCTGATAACTTAGCGGAAAAACATTTTAATTTTACCGCTTATAAAAAACAAAGCAAACAACATCGTCAGTTATTATTAAAACAAAAAAACAATCAATAAATTAAATAAGAGAAAATTATGATTACAAAAGAAAACATTAAACAAAAATATCTAGATATAAATCAAATAAGCCATCTTTTCAAAATGGAAAGACAAAAAGTATATCAGTTATATTACACAGGTAAAATAGATGGTTATAAAAAGAAAATTGATGGCGTTCAAAGAATAGTTATTAGTAGAGACAGCGTAGAAGATTACAAACAACAAATTTGCGATAACAATATAGATACTTCGCTAAAATATGAGCCTTCTTCATTAAAAAGAACAGAAAATGATAATAGTTGTTACACAGCGAGAGAAGCTTCGGAAATTCTAGGTATAAGTATCAATCAATTATTAGGATTTGTGAATACTGGTGGCATTAAAGTTAAAAACCCTGAGGAATCAAATGCGACAATGTATATAATTTGTAAGGAAAGCGTAAAACGTTATAAAGATTTTGTTAATAATAAAGGTTCAGCTTGTTCATCTAACGCACAACAAGCAACGTCAAAAATAAAAGATGTTTTAGATGTAAAAACGTTATTATTATTACTGCCTAATTTTAAGCATGTTATTGAAGAGTACCAAGATAAAAGTTTAGAAATATTTTTTATTGATACTCTTAAAAAAGAAATGGCGTTAACGCAATAACGAACCATGGCAATACTTATGGCAATACTTAAAGACACTATCTACGCAATATACTTGCTAAGTTTTAGCCTACCATTCTTAAAATTGCTGCAAATACCAGTAATAAGAGAATGGTCATGGCTGACAGTAATAGCACCATTTTGGGCAACAACATGCATAGGATTAATTATTGGTTGGTTTATGTTGTTGTTTAAAAATAGCTCATGAAATAGGTAGGGGTAAATTCCCCCCTACGTTCTTAACTAAAGCCAATCTCCTTACTTTTTAGCTGTGGTATAATAAAAAAGAAAAAACCACATGTTAAATTGGACATCTAAAACTATTCAAATATCAGAATTAAAAGAATATGAGCATAATCCCCGCAGGATAGGCAAAAAAGAATTTGAGAAATTAGTAAGCTCTATAAAACAAGATGGTTACCACCAGCGTATCATAGTCAATCATGATAATATTATTATTGGTGGACATCAGCGTAAGAAAGCATTACTTGAAGCTGGCTTGAAGGAAAGCGATACAGTAGAAGTTCTTATTCCAGACCGCAAGCTAACCCAAAAAGAATTAGACCGCATTAATATAAGAGATAACTTATCATTTGGTGAGTATGATTTTGAAATACTTGCTAATAGATTTGATACTGAGACTCTTGTAGATTTTGGCATGTCTGGAGATATGTTAGTTGGTTTTGGTGATGATAATCTGCTCGCTGATCTAGAAGATAATACAGAATCTGAAGAATTACCAACAGAGCCAAAAGCAAAGCTAGGTGATGTATATATATTAGGTAATCATCGTCTGATGTGCGGCGATAGTACCAATCCGCAGCATGTAGATAAGCTCTTAAATGGTGCAAATCCAATATTGATGGTAACAGACCCACTTTACGGAGTTAACTATAAGCCAGAGTGGCGTGAGGAAGTAGATAAAGGAGCTAGAAACACAGGTAAAGTATTAAATGATGATAGATATGATTGGAGCGAGGCATATTCCTTATTTACAGGAGATATTGCATATGTTTGGCATTCGGCTTTATATACGCATAAGTTTGCACAAAACCTAGCGGATAATGGTTTTGATTTAGTCAGTCTTATCATCTGGAATAAACAGCATTTTGTCCTAAGCAGAGGTGATTATCATAATAAACACGAACCTCTATGGTATGCAGTTAGAAAAGGACAAAAGCATAACTGGCAAGGTCGTCGTGATCAAACAACAGTCTGGGATATAGATAATAACAACTACGGAGCAAAGGCAAAAGAAGAGCAAACAGGTCATGGTACCCAGAAGCCTTTAGAATGCATGCTGCGCCCTATTTTAAATAACAGCAAAAAAGGTCAGTCTGTGTATGACCCATTCGGTGGTAGTGGTACAACGCTAATTGCTTGCGAAAAGTCAGAGCGCAATTGCTACATGATGGAACTCTCACCAGCTTATGTAGACATCATAATAAACAGATGGGAAAAAGAAACTGGGAAGGAGGCAATATTAGATGAGCAATAAAAAACACTCCGACAAAACCACAAAAAAAGCTAAAACTCTTAATAAAAAAATAGTGCTAGATTGTGATCAAATAATGCAAGTAGAGCAGCTTGCTAATATAGGCCTAAACACTGAGCAGATTGCTGGTTATTTTGGTTTTTCAAGAGACACGTTTTATGAAATTAGGAAGAGACAACCAGAGGTGCTCCGACATTATAAAAAAGGACGTAGTAATGGTTTAGCTTTATCTGCTAGTGAACTGAGGAAAAAAATAGTATCAGGCGATAGTGCTGCAAATATATTTCATTTAAAAACTCAAGCTGGATGGTCAGTAGAAAATCTAAAAAAGCTTAGCTTTGAAATTCCTAAAAATGCAACTCCTCTGGATATTATCGATACAGTTATTGATGAGATAAGAGAAGGTAGTATTACCTTAGTTGAAGTAAAGCAGCTTACCGACCTTGCTCAAATAAAACAACAATTACTCAGTAATCCATTACAGCAAGAGCAAACTCAGTCTGGTATATCAGAAGAATTTATCTTAAAGCACATTGATAAGTTCAATGAAACAATGATGCATATTCAAGAACATAGAGTTAGGCAAGAGTTAGAAAATGAACAAAATTAAACAAAGCGATCCAGACTTTTATTTTGAACATATCTATGAAAATGAAGATGAGAATCATGACATGGCGAAGAATAGGTCTAAGCTTAAGCCAGAAGAGGTTATAGAGTTAAAGAAAAGTCATGATTATTGGGAGAATGCAAGACTTAAATCGTGGAGTGAGAGTTTTCAGGAATCTAAGAGGAAACGCAGTAGTGAGTCGTTTGAGTATTTACTATGAAGAAAAAACAATCTGTAGAAATAAATGAAATATCAAAAATGTCTTGTGGTTTTTGTAAGAGTGGAGAACTTAAAAAAGTAAACGAACTTTATGAAGGTTATGGTAAGTTCTTAGATCATTACAAATGCAAAAAATGTTTTAAGAATATTTATAGACGAATAGAATCGCAAGAAAGATGTTTTGGTGAAAATAAGGATATTAGTTCAAGAGAAAATAGAGAGGTTTCTGGAAAACTTGCTGCATGGAGACAAGAATACTTAAAACGTAGATCAGAGCCTAAGAAATACGAGCCTATGCTCTATTTTCTGGATTATAATAATGGTATTAGTTTGTAACATGATATACGAGTTTTTTGCTTAAATAATTTGTAATATTTATGATTATTAGTCCAATATAGAAACATAGTAAAATAGAAGTTAAGTTTCGGATTTGCAATGATTGTTGAGGTAGTAATATAGGGTTGAGCGTCCAATGCCATATTTTTTAGCTAAAGCTCCTTTATGTACTTTTGTAGTATCTGTTTCTTGAGCAAGGATAGACTTAATTTCTTCCGCTTGTTCATTTGTTAATCTACGCTTGCGTTCATAAACTCCACGCTCTTTTGCCTTTGCAATGCCTTCAAGCTGGCGTTCTCGTATTAGGCCATGTTCAAATTCAGCAAATGCACCCATAAGAGAAAGCATAAGTTGTGACATGGGAGAGGAGCTACTAGTAAATTCTAAGCCTTCTTTTACAAAATTCACTTGAGCTTGTTTATCTGTAATAGTTTTAATAATACGGCGTAAGTCGTCTAGATTTCGTGCTAATCTATCCATACAATGTACATAAACAACATCGCCATCACGAACATAGTTAAGTAATTCTTCTAGTTTAGGGCGTTTAGTATCCTTGCCTGATGCATGATCGGTAAAGATTAGGTCAAGGTCCATGCCATCAAGCTGTCTTTCTGTGTTTTGCAATTTAGTGCTAACTCTTACGTAGCCTATTTTTTTACCAGTCATGAGTTGAAGAAAGTTAATTTTACCAACATAAGGAACATCGCTCCACCAATTCCCATTATCCATTTCATATAGATATCAAATTTATTATTTACCATATCAATTTTACTTTCTAGCCTAGCTATATCACTTTTAGTTGCTACCTGCTGATCAATATTAGAAATAACTTCAGTTCTTGCCTCGGCTTGTTTTTCTGGTATGCCCGCAGTAGTAAATTGTTTTGCTGCTTTGTGTGTATCAACTAATGCCATAAC